CTTTGAGATGTGGAGCACCTCCATCTAAGTTTAAAAGATATTTTGTTTTAGATGTGTTTTTGAAGAATTTAACCCCATAATCCCGTACTGTTTTATTGCCAAGCTTTTTATTCCCAATTAGATTGGGGTAATTTTCTGATAACGCATCCAAAGCCACCCTCAGATACGTAATATCTGTTTTTCCCTCAGTCAAGATTGTTGGCTTTGCATTTGCCCAAAAAGAAGAATAATAAAGAAAATCTGAATATACTTTTTCACGCTTGTTATGTGAGGATTTGATCGCGTGCGGTAATCTGTTGTTGTATTTATCTACAAAATCAATAAAGCTCAGCATGCCACCTAACTCATTGATAGTACCAGCTCTTTTTTTGCGTGTTTCTTTGTCTATTAATGTATACCCCCCCTTACTAAATAGACTATGTGCCATTGCACGAACTGTTTTTGCATATTTCCTATCTACATTCACAAACCGATTAACAGTTAATCCTGTAACCTCTTGGCGGATTTTTTTGTCAAGAAGCCTTAATTTTTCATGATTAATCTTAAAGCCTGAAGATGTTATTTCCTTAAGAAATCTTTTATTTAAGGTAATGGATTTCTCATTTTGGCCTCGGATTATCTCCTTAGGAAACTCTTTTTTATTAGTTGAGATTGTTATATCATCAGCATATCGTGTGTATGTACAGCCAACGCTATTGCATAAATTACTTAGCCGCCTATCTAAAGAGACCAGAATTAAGTTGGTTATTACGGGGGAACAGGGGCTACCTTGGGGTAACTTATTCTGATGACATGCGATTTTTGCTATTAATGTAGAAATCTCTGTGTCGAGGGAAAAGTTATTGTTTTTTATAAAGTAACCCCTAACCCTTCCAAAATTAAATTCATCAAAGAAATTACTAAGATCTATATTAAGAACCCACTTCTTTGACTTATGCTTCTCTGCATTTGTAATAATGCTTCGATTGCGCTCAAACCCATGAGAGAAATGATTATCTTCTTTTAAATTTTCACGGAGGTTAATTAAACAATCCTGTAGTAAATCAGAAAGCTTACTTTGTATTTCTTTGAGCTCAGAGTCTGGGGCTGATATATTCCTATCAGAACCATTCTTTTTTTTAATAGCGAACTGTGAATATAGATTGTCAGTATTTCTTATATATATGACACGAGTCATAAAAACCGGATCAATTCCTAAAAGTCGTGCGAAATCCGGTTTGGAATTACATGCTTTTAATTTTTCTAGGCGGGTTGTCATCACTGCTCCTTGAATAGCGGTGTGCAGGCACTCTTACGCACTTTTAGAGTATTCCCAGCAAATCCTGCTATGAGAATCATAGCAGCGAGAACTTGAGCCCTTGAAATCAAGAATTGCGAAACACAATTCAAAATTCTGCCTGCACACCAAGCTCTAATATTTCACACATTCCGTGCGTTTTCAACATGATTAGACAGCAATATTTGCCGTCATACTCATCTCGCTATCTGTCCTTCGAATAGTCCACCACGGATTTATAACGCGTTACCCGTTCAATTGGGAGATTATAATATCTTCCACAATCTGCTGGTCAACATCACTAAAGCCCAACAAAGGCCGCGCGTCATATTGCACATCCCGGCTATGGCGGTTCGGGCGATCACGTAAGCCCTCTTGGTGCACACGCGCGATACGCTGCACGCGCCCGGCAAACTCGACCAGCGCCTCCTCAGCGGTGCCTTTGGCTTTCATGTATCGATGGGTGCGCAGCTTAGCGAACATCTCGCGCTTAACTCGCCCCTTTTTGCTCCGAACCGGCTGCCGCTTACGGGCGGCATACGGTGTGCAGTCCGGTGCCTGCTGGCGCTTAATGCGCTGCTGCTGACTGATGCGCAGCCGCTTGGCAATCTCGGCCGCCATCTCGCGACGGCGGGAAGCCGATAGCCCGGCAATCAGCCCGGCGAGTTGGTCATCAAAAGGTTTAAACTCATTCATTCCACGCGCTCACCAGCTCACCGTTAATGTAAAGCTCCATCGGACGCGCTACCGGCTCCGGCAGCGGTGGCTCCGGCACATGGGACACGTGCAGCGCCCGGTCAACTTCCTTCACCAGCGTGCGCTCGGTCAGTTGCAGGCTGATACTGATGTCATAACTGTCGTCGCTGTTGATGTCGGCGAAGTAGGTGAACCCCTTTTTCTTGCCCTCGTCCGTGGTCATGATATCGGGCTGATTCTCCCGCAACCACGCCCCAATCGGCACCAGCAGCAAATCCACATCATCCGGGTAATCTTCGACTATCACATTGAGCGTATAGCGATTCTCAAATGACAGGGAGGCGGCCAGCGTTGCCCCGATGACACCGCTGTCGATGAATATGCGCAGCATATCCGGGTTCGCCCTGAGCTTCGGCACCGCGTCATAAAGCGCTTGGCGCAGACTTTTCGGCTTTAACATCGAGTACCTCCTGACACTTTTTCACGGTCTCCACCTGAAGCGCACAGCTTGCCAGCGCGCGCTCAAGATTGAAGATATCGGCGCTTAAATCACCGTTGGTCTTCGGGTTGCTGCCGGGCAGCGGGCAACTGCTGACCTTTGGACAGCCAGCGTAAATAATCGCCAGGGGTGGCGAAGTCGGGGCGGGAATGCAGCCGGATAACGTCATCAGGCAAAGCAGACTGATACCAGCGGCGCAGCGCTTCATTTTCATTGAGCAGCCTCGTAATGGTGTGATTGCGGCGGGTGGCCAACTGGTCAGCGGCGGCGATGCGCTGGCGTAACATGACCTGTTCGCGCTCATTACGCAGAGCGCTGTCCTGTAGCGCAGCGATAGCCGCGCGACTTTCGGTTAGCGCTGCTGCCACCCTGACGTTTTCCAGCTTCGCGGCATCCAGACTGTCGCCGAGCGTAATAACCTGCCATTTCAGCAAGGCAATGACCGCCAGCAACACCAGCGCCAGAAAAAGCTTGTTACCGCGACTCATAATGCCCCCGCCATACACAGCGCCAGCTCGCGCGCCCGGCGATTCTCCAGCCCGGCAGACCTGACGCCGTTGACAAATACCCAGCGGGGAAGCTGATTGCACGCGGCGGGCCACTGCTTTTTATTGATGAAATGCGCCAGTGTTGACGCGCACGCAGCGCCCGTGCCGACGTTGAACGCAAAGCTGACCACTGCGTCATAGACCGGCTGCGGCATGGTCACCGGCATACACTGCGCAAGGCGTTTCTCGACCTGCATCACATCGGCCACCAGATTGACCGCCGCTTCACGTTCAGTGATAACCCCGCCGGGTTTCACCCCGGCAGTGTGGCCGATACCGTTCGTCCAGACGCCCGCGCTACACTGATAAGGGCTCAGGCGGCACCCTTCCAGATTGGCAATCAGCTCAAGGCCCGCCATTGACGTATGCAACCGGGTAAAATCCGGCAGCAGCGCCGCCAGCGCCAGCACGACGGCGACGCTGCAACGTTTAACGATTGATTTCATCGAAAACCTCCCGTCGAATGCCGACATTTTTCAGCAGCAAATAGCTTTTGCGGCGGTAGTACCAGTTGGTGACAAAGGTGCCGACGCCGACCACCGCACCGACAATCAGTGCGATGTCCTGCGCGGAATACTTTCCGACCCATGCCAGCAGTACCGCGACGGCGTAAGCAATGAACGATGTGACTTTCTCCATGGTTAATCCCATAGCTGAACGGTTTCGGATGCCGGGGCGGTATCAATGACCGGCAGCGTGACCACCGTGCCATGCGGCAGGATGACACCCCGCTCAGCCAGCCCCGGATTCGCCAGCAGCACCGCCTCGACCACGCCTGCGGTGCGGCCGTAGACGCGATAACACAGTGCGTCGAGCGTGTCCCCCTGAAGCGCGACGACGTTCATCAGATTTGCCCGACAATGCAGCGCGGCTTACCCTGCAACCGGGCGATTGACCAGCGCATATCCCGCCAGTGCTCATCAATGGACACCTCGACGCTGTCGGCCTTTTTGTCCCCCTTGGCGCTGGCATCCGCCCCCCGGTAGCGCTCGTACAGCGTGGCGGTTGTCATGGCGCAGACCGCACTCAGGTAGTGAAAGCACTTCTCACTTTCGCCGTCGACCTCGTCGGCCGGTACGTCGGCCAGCGTTTTGAAACCGGCGGCGAGTTGCTGCTCGCGATAGAGATACAGCTCGGCATTCGTCTCCGAGATACCGCTGCGAATGGCAAAGCGCAGACGTTCCGGCGAGACCGTGTACTCAAGACGCATCAGCTCGCGAATGCGTTTCGGGTCAACATCAGGGAAAAAGAACGTGTTTTTAATCACCGGCTCCGGTACATCCGGTTGCGGGATAATGGCCGTCGGCTCGTCCGGCGGCTTAATCGGGTTACGCATAATCACTGTCGTCATGACGACCTCAAAAAATAGGGGGCGGTGGACGGCGGCCTTGATACGTCAAAAGACGCTCGCGGCCACCGTGCCGCCCGGCGCGGGGCGCGTTCTGTTAACCGGCGGTTTTTACCGCCTTGCGTGGGCGTCCGCGCTTGGCCGGCGTGGCGGCCTTACGCGGGCGCGTGGTTGTTCTTTTGGCGGCGGCCGCCGGCTTCGGCTTGAGGGCGCTCTCACATTTTTGGATCTCTTTTCTCACCCCGGCGTGACCGTCGAGCTGCATCGCGCGCTCGAGGTGCTCCAGCGCCTGCGCATAGTCACCGCAGTCGCTCAACATCAGGCCGGTCACCTTGAACAGTTTGGCCTTGACCATGTCGGGCATATCCTCGGCGGCCGTCATCTCGATGGCGGCGCGAAGGTCATCCATCTTGGCCGGGTTGTCCGCCTTGCGGCTGCGCTCCGCCGACAGCGCCACCTCTTCGGCCAGCAAGTACGCCACCGGGCGCTTGTTGTTCGGAACTTTGAGACGGTATTTCAGCGCATAAGGCGCAATTTCCAGCGCGCCGGGAATGTCATCGGCGTCGAGCATCCACTGCATGACGGTCATCAGGATGTCGTCCTGCGCCCCCCGCCCTTCGGCCAATACCCCGGCCACCCACGGCGCGTAGAACGGCAACATGGCGCGTTTGTGCTCAGCCTTTTTCTCGACGGAATGGATCTGTTTCAGCTTGGTGCGGTCTGCGGCCAGCTTGACGAGCATTTGCTCGTAGGCGGTGGCATGGCGCAGCGGGTCATCCACCCGCTGCGCAGCCTCCACGGCCGAGACCCGCATCATGTGACGCTGTGCGGGACTCGTCATGGTTACGCTTCGCCTTCAGTTTTTGGCGTTTCCTCACCGGCTGGCGCAGGTTGCGCAGCCGCCCCTTTCACTGCCAGCACGATAGCGTCAGCCAAGGCGCTGATATCGGCCCCCGCTGGCTGCGGGTCTTCTTTGGATACCCGTACGTCCGACTTTTCTGTCGACGCAGGCAGTAGCTCGATATTTTCAATCAGGCAACCGGCGGCGTAATCCTCGATGACGTAGTCAATTTTCATCGACTCGTAATTTTCGACGCGGTCACGCTTGGCGTTCTCTTCGATATGGCGGCGGTGACTCTCATCCATGATGTAAATCGACAGATTCTCGAGCGTGGTGACCATAATCGCGTTGGCCGGGAAGAAAGGCACACGGACGGCGGGAAGGTTGCCGATGCGCTTCTGGCTGACAATCACGTCGGCGGCCATCGCCTCGGTGTTCGGCTGCGCTTGGTTAACCAGCGGGAAGTATTTATCGGCCAGCAGCTTACGGCCGCAAATCACTACAAGGTCAGGGGATTCCTGATGCCATGGCGCAATCAGGTTGTTGGTCGCATCCATGACCACGGCGTCGAGGTTGGCGTAATCGCCCCCCTTGCCGATGCGGATGACCGGGGAAATCACCGCACCATCCTCGCCGGTGATGTTGCTCATCACGCGCGCCGGGGCTTCGTTGCGGTATTTCTGCAACCAGCCCACCGCCACATCCTGCAACATCGGGTTTTTGGCCCGGTCAGACGTAGCGGCACGGCTGGTACCGTTGAATCCGGCCATGATGAAATCCAGTGCCTGACGTTTGGCGATGGCGTTGCGGATGCGCAACTGGAAGTCCTGATAACGCGCCCATAAATCGAGCTGGTTATAGCGCATATGGAAATCAAAGTTCACCTGCTGGCACTCGTACTTATTGGACTCCAGCGAGGTGAAATCAGCGGTCTGGCGCTCTTTGCCGCCGTCGGTGTCGGTGGTGCTGGCAATCGAGCCATTGACGCCCACGCCGACCTTCTCGCCTTTCAGCTCGGCAACCGGCGTCATGTTGATGCGGGTCAGGAACTCGGAAGACTCCTGCACGACGTTCATCAACGACTGCGTCACCGATGGCTCTACGCTGAATTTTTTGCCGACGTCGCCGACGTCCGTGATGCCGTTCAGCTTGGCCACTTGTTGCAGATAGGCGTTAAATTTAAAGCGGGTCGTTTTTTTCATTGAATTGTCCTGATTCGATAAATTCGGGTCGTCTCACAGCGGCGCGCCGTGCGCCCCGCCCTGACTGTTCTCAGCAGTTGGTCAACAGGCTGTATTCACCATTGCCGCCGGGCGCTTTCGGGCGGCGTTGCTGGTTCAGGTTTTCGGTGGTATCGAGCGCGGCCTGAAGCCCGGAAAGCGCTTCCTGACCGGTCGCCACCTCACCTTTCAGCCCCGCGATTTCCCGCTCAAGCTGCGCAAAACGCTGCTCGGCGCTGTCGCCGTTGGTTTGCACCTGCTCGGCGACGGCGGTGACTGCGTCATGCACATCGCTGAAGCGCGCGTCGTCGCTGGCCTGTTTGCGGCTGAACATGCCTTTCACACGCTCGGTCAGATTGGTCAGCAGGCTGTCAGGCTGTTCCTCAAACTCGAGCAACACCTCAGTCGCCACCGAGAACAGATCGCCCGGCTCGGCTTTTTTACCGGCCAGCGGGTTAGTTTTGGCGCGGGAGCAGAATTCGAGGTATTCGGTGCCGAGGCTGGCCGGGTCGTCAGTAACCGCCAGACCGATGAGGTAGCATTTGCCGGTGTTGGCAAAGTTCGGACGGATTTCCATGGAGGTGTAAACTTTCTGGCTCGCCTTGACCATGGAGACCAGCTCGTCGGTCGGGGTCATTTTGGCGAACAACGCCCATTTGCCGTTAAGGATGGAGTCGTCATTAATCTTCTCGGCTTTCAGCTCGACCACGTCGCCGAGACGCTTAAAATCGCCGTTGGGAAACAGTCCCTTGATGTGCTCCAGATTGATGCGGCAGCCGTAGACGCGCGGGTCGAAGATTTCCGACATCTCCTGAATGTCGTTGCCGTCAATCACGCGGCCATCGCAGGTGTCGCCCTCGACGCCGATGCGGAACCATTTCGATACTTTCTTTGCCATGTGCCATTGTCCTGAGTGGTTAAGGTCGGGGCTAGTTTCCCGACTGATCACCCTCGCGGCCAGCGACTGCCGACGGACTATCCCTCAGACAACAGCACCTTAGCGCACGCCCGGCGTGGCTTGCGTAGCCTTGCCCTCGTCATGCAAATGAGGGCATACCATGCAAATCCAGACAGACACATCCTTACTCAGCGACCCACGCAGGCAGGCCGCCTTGCTGTACTGGCAAGGCTTCTCCGTGAAGCAAATCGCCGAAATGCTGAAGCAAAAAGCGCCCACGGTGCAGAGCTGGAAGCAACGGGAAAAATGGGACGATATCGCGCCGATTTCCCGCGTCGAATCCAGCATTGAAGCGCGAATGGTGCAGCTCGTTCTCAAGACAAAAAAAGAGGGCAGCGACTACAAAGAAATTGACCTGCTGGGCCGCCAGATTGAGCGCCTCGCGCGCGTCAGCCGTTACATGAACTCCGGCAACGAAGCCGACCTCAATCCCAACGTCGCCAACCGCAACAAAGGCGAGCGTAAAAAGCCGACAAAGAACTATTTCAGCGAGGAAGCCATTGCGAAGCTGGAGGAGATTTTTTATGACGAGTCTTTCGAATATCAACTCGGCTGGCACAAGGCCGGGCTTGAGCACCGTATTCGCGACATCCTCAAATCGCGCCAGATTGGGGCCACGTTTTATTTTTCCCGCGAGTCACTGCTGCACGCGCTGAAAACCGGCCACAACCAGATTTTTCTTTCCGCGAGCAAAACGCAGGCGTATGTCTTCCGCGAGTACATCATTCAGTTTGCCCGGCGGGTTGACGTTGAGCTGACCGGCGACCCGATTGTGCTCGGCAACAACGGCGCGAAGCTGATTTTTCTCGGCACCAACTCCAACACCGCGCAAAGCCATAACGGCGACCTGCTGGTCGATGAGATTTTCTGGATCCCCAACTTCCAGAAACTGCGCAAAGTCGCCTCCGGCATGGCCTCACAAAAGCACCTCCGGTCGACCTACTTTTCTACCCCGTCAACGCTGGGGCATGGCGCGTTTCCTTTCTGGTCCGGCGAGTTGTTTAACAAGGGCCGCAAAAACGCCAGCGAACACGTCGAGATCGATATCAGCCACAGCGCGTTAGCAGCCGGGAAGCTGTGCGATGACGGCCAGTGGCGGCAAATCGTTACCATTGAGGACGCCCTGCGCGGCGGCTGTAACCTGTTTGACCTCGACGTGCTGAAGCGGGAGAACAGCGCCGAGGACTTCCGCAACCTGTTTATGTGCGAATTTGTCGACGACAGCGCGTCAGTATTTCCCTTTGAAGAGTTGCAGGGCTGCATGGTCGACAGTCTGGTCGAGTGGACGGACGTTAACCCCTATGCAAGCCAACCTTTCGGTGACCGGCCGGTGTGGGTCGGCTATGACCCGGCGCACTCCGGCGACAGCGCCGGTTGCGTGGTGCTGGCCCCGCCGATGGTCACCGGCGGCAAATTCCGCATACTGGAGCGCCACCAGTGGAAAGGCATGGATTTCGCCACGCAGGCCGAATCCATCCGCAGGCTGACCGAAAAATACAATGTGGAATACATCGGTATCGACGCCACCGGCATCGGGCAAGGCGTTTTCCAACTGGTGCGCGCGTTCTACCCGGCCGCCCGCGAAATCCGCTACAGCGCCGAGGTGAAGACCGCCATGGTACTGAAGGCGAAAGATACCATCGGCAGCGGCAGGCTCGAATACGACACCGCGTATACCGACATCACCAAATCGTTTATGGCCATCCGCAAAACCATGACCGCCAGCGGCAGGGGCATGACCTACGAAGCGAGCCGCAGCGAAGAAGCCAGTCACGCCGATGTCGCGTGGGCCACCATGCACGCCCTGCTGAATGAACCGCTGACCGCCGCCAACGGCCAACCGTCTAAATCCATTCTGGACTTCAACCGATGAGCAAACGCAATCGCCGCAAGGCAAAAGGGAATCTGGCCGCCACCGAGCCGGACCAGAAAATGCAGGCGTTCACCTTTGGTGAGCCGTCGGCCGTTTTGGATCGCCGCGACATTCTGGATTACACGGAATGCGTCGGTAACGGTAAATGGATTGAGCCGCCCATCAGCTTTTCCGGGCTGGCAAAAAGCCTGCGCGCCGCTGTTCACCACAGCTCACCCATTTACGTGAAGCGCAATATTTTGGCGAGCACCTACATCCCGCACCCACTGCTGTCACAGCAGGATTTCAGCCGGTTTGTGCTGGATTATCTGGTGTTCGGCAACGCCTTTTTAGAAAAGCGCTTCAGCGTGACCGGCAAGCTGTTGAAGTTGGAGACCTCCCCGGCCAAGTACACCCGGCGCGGCGTTGACCCGAGCGTTTACTGGTTCGTGCAATCGTTCGCTGAGCCGCATCCGTTCGCGCCCGACAGCGTTTTTCACCTGCTGGAGCCGGATATCAATCAAGAGCTGTATGGGATGCCGGAATATCTGTCGGCGCTCAACTCCGCGTGGCTGAACGAGTCCGCCACGCTGTTCCGCCGCAAGTATTACCAGAACGGCGCGCACGCGGGCTACATCATGTATGTGACCGACGCCGCGCAGAACAATACCGATGTTGAGGCGTTGCGCGAAGCGATGAGCGACTCTAAAGGCATGGGGAACTTTAAAAACCTGTTCTTCTACGCGCCGAACGGGAAGCCCGACGGTATCAAGATTGTGCCACTCAGCGAAGTGGCAACGAAGGATGATTTCTTCAACATCAAAAAGGTCAGCGCCGCCGACCTGCTGGACGCCCACCGCATCCCCTACCAGCTGATGGGCGGCAAGCCGGAGAACGTCGGGTCAGTAGGTGACGTGGAAAAGGCCGCAAAGGTGTTTGTCCGCAATGAGCTGACACCGCTCCAGCAGCGCATCAAAGAAGTGAATGACTGGGTCGGCGTCGAGGTCATCCGGTTTAAAAAGTACAGCCTCGACAACGACGACGAATGATAAACCGGCCGCCAGATTGGCGGCCTTTTTATACCCATCCGCAAACGCCCTCAGACGCCCACCACGGCACGCGCCACCGCACGTACCCGCGAATCAAACCAGCGCAACAGAACGCCACCACGATGCACTGACGCCGTCAATTCTGATAATTAAATACATGCCTGCGCGCAATGCTATCCCCGCCACGCCTGCCCGCTTGATGGGTCGGTTTTAATGCAGTTGCATGAAACACCTTAAACCACGCCCATTAGGGCGCGGAATCACAAAAAAAACTCTTAATTTAAATGCAAATTCATGCAAGCTCATGCGAACTTTCTGATAAGTTTTCCTTCCTCTTTTTTAAATGACTTCATAGTATATTCTTCTCCAGCAAGAGCAGCCTCTAATACACTTTCCTCTTCGGAAGTAGCAAAAATAATTTGCCCTCCATTTAATGAGGTTTTAGCTGCATCTTTAAGCAACTCAGAGAAACTTAGCTTATTCGTCTCTTGTTGCCTTGGCTCATCAAAAATGATTACCATAGGATGATTTGTAGAGTACTTTTTACCTGTCGCAAAAAGACTTATTAAGTAACCCCAAATCATCCTAATACCATCACTTGCAGAAACCTCAAAACCAATATCAAACCCTTCTCTGGTTGGTTGATAATTTTCCTCTGAAATCTCAATTTGCTCAGGACTAAAACTAGAGAACGTATATTTTTCAAGTCTACGCTTAAGGTTTGAGTTCAAGAATTTTATTTTCTCAACATCCTTACCTGATAATATACTTACAGGTAAATTCCTACGAGCAGCAGTTAACTTGACATATTTTTTAAACAAGGAATCCAAATCAAGCCTTATTTGATAAATCTCACTCATTGCACTTTCTATATCTGCAATACCATTCTCCAAGTTTATTTTTCTTCTTAAATAGTCCTCTTGAATTGCTATACTTGGGTTTTTGTGATTTTTCAATCGAAGTATATCACTTCTCAGCTCTGCCATTTCGAGCTCTATGGCAGATTGCTCTACCTGTTTAAGTTTAAGCTGCTCACCACTATCTGAGAGTACAAACTCAAAAGCCTTTAGCTGCTCCTTAATAAAAATCAGACTATCTTCATAAGTCATCAAATTATCTTTAATCGATAAATCAAGAAGATTGTCTGCATAATTCGCACCACAAGTAGGACACTCATTAACAAAAATATTACTATCACTGAATGCATCAGAGTCAGCTATTTTCTTAAGATCTTCATATTTTCTTTTGTCATCATGAAGATTGGAGATTCTTTTTTTAGCTGCTGAAATCTGATATTGAATATAGCTTTTCTCATCACTAATTTTTTGTAAAAACGCCTCAAGATCTTTGACTCTATCGGTATTTTTTCTTATGGATTCTAATGCAGCCAACTCAAGGGAAACATTATCAGTAATAGTTTCCTCTAACGGTGCGAATTCTTTCAATTCTTGCTCTAGCTCACTCTTAATGTCAGCAATAGAGATTATATTCTCACCATTTCTTCTAACAACATCTATTTTATAATTATCAAATTTAGCTTCTGGCTGCTCAGGAATACCAGTTACAATCCCGGATACTTTCGCAGCAGACAAGTCAGCCTTTCTCTTTGTTATTTTCCATTGAGATTGAACTTCATCTATCTGAGATTTTATTGAATTCCTTATGTTAATATTATCATTAACATCCAAAGACAAAATAAATTCAATTGCGCGCTTCTTCGGTTCTCTAACACCAAGATATGTTGGCGTTGTCGCCTGTATAGATCCCCACCCTTTTTTTTGCTCAACAAACCAAGTTGGAAATATAATTGAAGGATATAAAGGGGATTCACCACCGTTATGGTTTGGAACTAAAGGAATTGACCATCCAATGAATCCCGCAAACCAATGGTAGAAACCATGCTCCCGTGTAGTGTCCCCTTCTCTATGCAAATAGCATGGCTTAGGTTTGACCATAGCCATTGATTCTAAAGGACAATCAAAAACATTAATTATATTTTCGTCAGAAGCCCCGACGATAGTTCTTTTTAAAGTAACATTATTCCCTTCAGCGTTTTTAATTTGCAATAGCACATGAGACGAATAAATCGACACCTCTTTATTATCTATTGTTATTAATGATTTTGTTAGAGAAGCAGGAAATGGAGGACGAGAGCCTGTTTGACCTAGCGCCTTCTCCATTCCTAATGCATAAGCAATTCCATTCATGCATGTTGATTTCCCATGGGTATTTTCAACTCTAAGTAAGAAAAGACCACTATTAAACGATATATCAACACCATAATCGCCATCATTCGTCTTGGCTACTATTTTCAATCTAACTATTTCGATTCCCATATATTATCTCACTTGAAATATTTTACTTATATTTGTCTCAGTCAATGATTTCTTCAATTTACTTAACAATGTTTTTTCTTTTTCAAAGGAATTAACCAACTCTATTCTTTTGGTTATCTCCTTTCCTTTATCTGTCACAGTAAATCTGTCGCCAATCTTTGACATTAAGCCGTCAGAAATCAATAACTCCAAAGCTCTATCAAGAGTCGGATCTAATCGTATCTCTGGTTTAATACCTGCGGGGTTAAATACCCAAAACTGAAAATCAGCAGTATTCTTTTCTGTTTTAAGTGCCCAATTGATAACATGCATTTTTTTCAAAGAGCATGTGTTTGAACGGCCAGTGTATTGAATAATAAGCAAAATAAGGCTACACCTCCAAAGAGGCCTCATTTCACAAGGAAGGAGGTCTGGCCTTCTTGTGAATGTGAAAGGTTTACCCAGTATATCGTCTAACTCTATAGATTTTATCTTTTCCATATTTAAAAACTCAGCGGGCATCGTATTAGCCAATCAGATATAACACCCCAAGTAATCTTATTTAAATCAGACTGCTTAAACGTTGGGATCTCTTCTGAAATTTCATTCTTCAGGTTCTCTATTTCATCTTTAATAATCTGAGATGGTTGAGCATCACTTGAAAGCATAAATAGCCCAACAAGATTATCCTCTCTAACCTTAATGCATTTATATACAATTTGATAAATTTCAACCCAATCCTGCTCTAAGCTATCCAGTAAATTTTTATAATCAAGATACTTCTGAACAAGGAACTTCTTATAAACTTCATGCTGCTGCTCATTATCGTTTATTTTTGGGATTTTAAGG